GCAGTAATTGAGGACAATGAAGTTGAGGTAGTAGAAGAAGAAATCGAAGTCAACGAACCCGTTGATGAGGTTGAACCGGAAGATACCGAAGAAGTTGTTGTCAGCATTGGTGAGGAAGCGCCACCTCCCGAAGAACATACTCCAGCGCCTGAATGGGTAAAAGAGTTGCGTAAGACGAACCGAGAACTGCAACGGCAGAATCGTGAACTACAAAGCAAGCTACAAGCCGCACCACCTGAGACCAAGCCAGTGGTGATTGGAAATAAGCCAAAGCTAGAAGATCACGACTATGACGCTGATGCATACGAGGAAGCATTGACAAGTTGGTTTGAGCGCAAGCGACAGGCCGATGAAGTCAACGCCAAGCAAGAAGCTGAAGTTATGAATCAGCAAAAGGCATGGCAAGCCAAGTTGGATGGTTATGGCAAGGCGAAAGCCGAGTTAAGAGTGAAAGACTTTGAGGATGCTGAAGAAGTTGCTCAACAAGTTTTTTCTATCACCCAGCAAGGCGTTTTGCTGCAAGGTGCAGATAATCCTGCACTCGTTGTTTACGCACTCGGTAAGAACCCTGCAAAGGCTAAAGAGTTGGCTGAAATCAAAGACCCCGTAAAGTTTGCCTTTGCGGTAGCAAAACTGGAGAAAGACTTGAAAGTTACAAATCGCAGGCAAGCACCCGCCCCAGAGCGTATCGTTACAGGAACTGGAAGATCATCTGGTGCGGTTGACTCAACACTTGAACGGCTGAGAGAAGAAGCGGCTCGTACTGGCAACATGACTAAGGTCATTCAGTACAGGGCGCAGAAACGATCAGCATCCAAATAATTTAATAGGAGCTTATTATGAGCAATAGTTTTTCAAAAGAAGAGCGTGTAGCGTTTGAGGACATCCTCGAAGGCTTTAACGATGCTTTGGTTTTATCCCGCAACGTGTCCATCTACAACACAGATGGCTCGATGATGGAACGCACCAACAACGTGATCTATCGTCCCCAGCCTTACATCGCACAATCGTATGATGGCATGGATCAGACTAACAACTTCACAGCTTACACACAGCTTGCAGTACCAGCGACACTTGGCTTCCAAAAGTCTGTGCCGTTCATTCTGGATGCTTTGGAACTGCGTGATGCTTTGCAAGAAGGTCGTTTGGGCGAAGCCGCCAAGCAGAAACTTGCCTCTGACATCAACATTTCAATTATGAATGTTGCTGCAGCCCAAGGTTCTTTGGTTGTGACTGTCAACACCGCTGCTGGTGATTATGATGATGTGGCCTTGTGCGACAGCATTATGAACGAGCAGGGCGTACAGTCTTTTGACCGTTACTTGGCTTTGTCAAGCCGTGACTACAACGGCATCGCTGGCAACATTGCTGGTGGAGCTACTGGTGGTGGTGCATCTCGCAGTTTCGCTGGCACTAAGTCCAACACCGCTTTCGAGCGTTCTTTCGTTGGTATGGTTGCAGGCTTTGAAACTTACAAGTTGGATTACGCAAACCGCTTGGCTGCACGTACTGGTTCTAATACCACTATGTCCACCTTGGCTTCTGCCAACAACTACTATGTTCCAGTTGCCACTTCTACCGCAGTGACAGGCGAGACCCAGAACGTTGACAACCGCTTCCAGACCATCACTGTCACATCGACAACTGATCTGCGAGTGGGTACACCGTTTGAAATCTCTGGTGTTGAGGCTGTGCATCACATCACTAAGCAAGGTACTGGTTTTGCCAAGACTTTCCGTGTGGTGAGCATCACAAACGCAACCACTTGCGTTATCACACCTCCCATCATTTCCGCACAAGGTGGAACTGATGCCGAGTTGCAGTATCAAAACTGCATCGTGACACCTAACGCCTCTGCAACAATGACCCGTTTGAACTCGACCACTGCACCTATCAACTGCTTCTGGCAGAAAGATGCGTTGGAGATTTTGCCTGGTCGTTACGCTGTTCCCTCTGATGCTGGCGTTGCAGTGATGCGAGCCTCCACCGATCAGGGTATCGAGTTGGTCATGCAGAAGCAGTACGATGTAAACACCATGAAAACCAAGTATCGCTTGGACACTCTGTATGGTGTGGTCAATAAGCAGCCAGAAATGTCTGGTATTTTGCTATTCAATCAGGCTTAAGGAGTAAATCATGAGCTATCAAGTAATTTTTGCACAAGGCACAGCTACTGTTGCAGTACCAGCAGGCGAGAAAATCGCTGTTCAAGCCTTTTCACCAGCACAAGTGTTTCAAGAAGTTGGGTTTCCCCAATTTCCTGAAGCCAATGATTTGCTGACAACGGTTGACAACACAACTTATGTATCAAGCGCATTTACCAATGCCACCAACGTGATTATTCAAGCTGGTGCATCGGGCGCTTACTACTCTGTGGGTGTTGCTCCTGATATCAGCAACAATGGCAATTGGCAACCTCAAGGTGCGCCAGCCAACATCGCTGATGGCGGCTCGATGGCGGCAACTGCTGCCAACGTGTTGACAGGCATCATCACTGCTACACCTACAGCAAGCCGTGACATTCAATTGCCAACAGGTGCAAACCTTGATTTGGCAACTGAGTGGGCAATCGGTGATTCATTTGACTTCAGCGTCATTACTTTGGCTGCATTTGCTTTGACCCTCACGGTCAATACCGATGTCACCATCGTGGGTGCTGCCGCAACTGCGGCTACGGCTGGTGCATCTGCACGTTTCCGTTGCCGTAAGACTGCGGCTGGTACTTTTGTCGTCTATCGTATCGGTGGTTAAACCAAGACAGGCCAGCAGAGATGTTGGCCTGTTTTACATGGAGAACAAAATGCCAATGAAAAAAGGTTATTCAGATAAGACCATTTCCAAAAATATCAAAATGGAAATGAAATCAGGCAAGCCCCAAAAGCAAGCCGTTGCAATGGCACTTGGCATGGCTACTAAGTCGGCAAAAGCCGCTGGTAAGCCTAGCAAAGCACCAATGAAAAAATGATTAAATCAGCCGCAATCATTAAGAACAAGACTCTCGCCCCGTGGCGGGAGTTGCGTTTGCAAAAGCGCAAACTCAAAAAAGAGCAAGCTATCGATCGCAAGCTCAATAAAGTCTACTATCCATCACCGATTGGCGCACAAGTTATTGATGTGCCTGATGAGCCAATTGAAGTTGTTGAGACTGTTGATGACAGCCCACCAACTCGTGAGGAAATGCTACAACAGGCTGAAGCCATTGGCATGAAGGTTGACAAACGCTGGTCAGATGCGACACTGTTGAAACACATTGAGGAATCAGCATGGGCTATACAAAACGACAATTCGTAAGCGCATCCTTTGAGGAAATCGGGCTTGCGTCTTATGTGTTTGATTTACAGCCTGAACAGCTTGAATCTGCCTTGCGTAGATTGGATGCAATGATGGCAGACTGGAACGCCAAGGGCATCCGCTTGGGTTACCCTTTGCCATCCAGCCCACAAGACAGCAGCCTAGATGAAGAAACCCTAGTGCCTGACTCGGCTTACGAGGCCATTATTTGCAGTCTAGGCATCAGACTTGCACCAATGTTTGGCAAGCAGGTAATGCCTGATACAAAAGCCACTGCCAAGCAGGGTTACGATATTCTGTTGCAAAGAGCCACATTCCCGCTTGAACAGCAACTTCCGGCAACAATGCCTGCTGGTGCTGGCAATAAGCCTTGGAGAGTCTACGATAATCCTTTTATCAGACCACCAGCCAATCCTGTTACTGCTGGCCCTGATGGGCCTCTCGAATATTACTAAGGACAGTCATGCCACAAATCAATCAGTTACCAGTACTCAGCACTGTTTCAAGCGGTGACCAGTTACCCGTTTATTCGCCTAACAATGGGGATGCAAGACGCACATCAATCGGCAGTTTGCTGACGTTTTTTCAGCAGAGTTTTGCATCGCCAACTTTGGCGACAAATCTTTATGTGCCTGGCTCTGGGTTCAACATCACTGTTCCAACTCCTGTCAGCCAAGACCAATGGATGCTGTTGCAACCTGCTGGAACATTAGCAACTGGCACGATTACCTTGCCTTTGAATACAGGTGTGCCTGATGGCACTACGATACTGATTACGACCACTCAAGAAATTACCTCATTGACAATTGCGCTGAATGGTGCGACTGCTCTTTATGGTGCGGTGACTTCATTGGCGGCTGGTGCTGCTACTGCAATTCGTTTCTATCAACCCACAAATTCTTGGTATCAGATCAATGCTGATGTAGTTTATGCCGCAGGCATTCAAGCGTTTCTGGCAAGTCCATCAAGCGCCAATCTACGGGCGGCAATGACTGATGAAACTGGTACTGGTCTGTTGGTATTTAACACAAGCCCAACTTTAGTAACCCCGATTCTTGGCACACCAACATCAGGCACATTGACGAATTGCACTGGTTTGCCTATTGGAACTGGCGTATCTGGTTTGGCTGCAAATGTGGCAACATTTTTGGCAACACCATCAAGCGCAAACTTGGCGGCAGTCCTTACTGATGAAACAGGCACAGGGGCAGCCGTATTTGCAAACACACCTACATTGGTGACTCCAAATATCGGTGCAGCCACAGGTACGAGTCTAGCAGTCACAGGCTCACTTAGATCATCTGGCACTGCTGGTGTGGGTTATTCCACAGGCGCAGGCGGTGTAGTTATTCAAGGCACAAGCCGAACCACAGGTGTGACGATCAACAAAATAACTGGTCAAATCACGTTATTTTCTGCGGCAGGCACAACCAGTGCAACAACTTTTACTGTGACCAACAGTACCGTCAATACCACTGATGCAATTATTCTCACTCAGCATACTGGCACTGATTTGTATGACTTGATGGTCACTAAGACAACCTTGGGTTCTTTTGATATTACATTCCGCACCACTGGCGGCACAACAACTGAACAGCCAATATTTAACTTTGCAGTTATCAAAGGCACGGATTCATAATGGCAACCAAGCCCAAGTCATCGGTCAACGAGGCTGGCAACTATACGAAGCCAACCATGCGTAAGCGACTCTTTGAGGAAATCAAAGGTTCTGCTGTGCAAGGCACTGCGGCTGGTGAATGGTCGGCTCGCAAAGCCCAACTGTTGGCAAAGAAGTACAAAGAAAAAGGTGGCGGTTATAAATGAAAGCCACACAAAAAAGCCTCAAAGATTGGTCAAGCCAAAACTGGCGCACCAAGTCTGGAAAGCCATCGTCTGAAACAGGCGAGAGGTATCTGCCTGAGAAGGCGATTAAGGCACTGACAGCGGCTGAGTATGCGGCAACCACACGAGCAAAGCGTGAGGCTACTAAGGCAGGAAAGCAGTTTGCCAAGCAGCCTAAAAAGATTGCTGAAAAGATCAAGGGGTTCAGATGAAAGACCCAAGACTAACTCGTGCTGGCGTTGAGGGTTTCAATAAGCCCAAGCGTACTCCAAGCCATCCGACAAAAAGTCATGTTGTTGTGGCAAAGTCTGGTGATGAAATCAAGCTGATTCGTTTTGGTCAGCAAGGCGTTTCAGGTTCACCAAAACGTGAGGGCGAATCCAAGGCTGATAAAGCAAGGCGTGAATCATTTAAGTCACGTCATTCTGAAAATATTGCCAAAGGCAAGATGAGTGCCGCATATTGGGCTGATAAGGTGAAGTGGTAATGCAAATACCTATCTTGAACGGTATCTACACCGACAGCACCCCTGAACTGCGTACCAGTTACCCAGTGAATCTTGTTCCTGTGCCAAAGCAGTCAGGCATCAGTAATGGGTTTCTGCGACCAGGCGATGGGATTGTTGCCAATGGTACAGGGCCAGGCGTTGACCGTGGCGGCATCAACTGGCAAGGCAACTTATATCGGGTGATGGGTACAAAGTTGGTGGAGATCGACAGCGCAGGTGCAGTGACTATATTGGGCGATGTGGGTGGGCCAACAGATCAACTGGTGACCTTTGATTACAGTTTTGATTTACTTGCGATTGCATCCGGTGGGCGCTTGTATTACTGGAATGGCACAACCCTAACGCAAGTGACTGACACTGATTTGGGTGTGGTGCTTGATGTGGTGTGGGTTGATGGTTACTTTATGACCACAGATGGCGAGTTTTTGATCGTCACAGAATTGTCAGACCCAACTCAAGTCAATCCGTTGAAATATGGTAGTTCTGAAGTTGACCCAGACCCAGTGGTTGCGCTACTAAAGTTGCGAAACGAAATCTACGCATTGAATCGCAATACGATTGAGGTATTCGATAACGTGGGCGGTGAGTTATTCCCATTTGCACGAATCGATGGCGCACAGATACAAAAGGGCGTTGTTGGGACATTTGCTTGCTGTGTCTTTATTGAGCGCATTGCGTTTTTAGGTAGTGGTCGTAATGAAGCCCCAAGCATTTACGTTGGCGCAGCCGCTGTTGCAAATAAGATCAGCACACAAGAAATTGACAATATCTTGTTAAATTACACTGAAGCACAATTAGCCTTGGTCAAATTAGAGGCCAGAAACGACAAAAGCCATCAGCATCTATATGTACATTTGCCAGATCAGACATTGGTATATGATGCAGCCGCATCTGAGGCGCTAGAAACTCCTGTTTGGTTTATTTTGGTAAGCACCATAAATGGCCTTGCTCAATACCGAGCCAGAAACATGGTTTGGGTTTACGACAGATGGATGGTTGGCGACCCGCAATCCAACAATATCGGTTACTTGGTTCAAGACACAGGTCACCATTGGGGTCAACAGGTGCGTTGGGAGTTTGGCACACTGATTGTCTACAACGAGAGTAATGGGGCAATCTTTAACGAGATGGAACTTGTCAGCCTGACAGGTAGCATTGCATTAGGCAAAAATCCAAAAATAAGCACCAGCTACTCTTTGGATGGGCAGACTTATTCACAGGAAAAATTTATCTCTGTCGGCACGATTGGAAACCGCCAAAAGCGTTTGGCATGGTTTCAGCAGGGTCACATGAGGAACTGGCGCATACAGCGTTTCCGTGGCGATAGTGATGCCCATGTGTCCTATGTTCGCCTTGAGGCACAGATTGAAGCATTGGCATACTGATGGCAACCGCACCAGTTTCCCGTAAGTTAAATCTGACCCGTGACCAGCTTGCGGAGTTCTTGACCGATCAGCAACAGATCAGGCAGTTTGAATTACTGTTTTCTACTGTTGACCAACTTCAAGTTATTGTCGGGACTGACTTTGAGTATCAGGCAGACACGGCAGCCGCAACAGCAAATTCAGCATTGGCGCAGATCATTGCTTTAGCGCAAGAGACTAATGTTAATGATGCAGCATTGAACGCAAAGGCGCAGGATGCATTAGACAGAATTGCATTTTTGGCGCAAGAAACTGCGGTGACTGTGGCGTTGGCTGAAAGCAAGGCAAATCAGGCTTTGGCATTGGTGGATAAATTGAATAAAGCGGTTGAGGGTTTGCAGATGACCCCTCCTCCACGAGAGTTCAAACGAGCAAGATATGGGTCGTTTTACGACACCACCACCCAGACGGCAACCACAATCAACACAGCCAAGGCCATCACGTTTAACAGCACGGACTTAAGCAATGGGGTATTTATCGGCTCACCTACCTCACGCATCATTGTGGATAGCGAGGGCATTTACAACTTTGATACCTCGTTCCAGTTGGATAAAACTACGGGCGGCACGGACGAGTTTTATTTTTGGTTCAGGCTTAACGGAACAGATGTGCCAGACAGCGCAAGCCAGATCAGGATTCAGGGTAATGACGCTGAAATCTTTGCATCTCTGAATTACTTTTTTGACCTAAAGGCAGGCGATTACATTGAGATGATGTTTTCAACCACCAGCCTGAGTGTTGAGTTGCTTTCTGTTGTCGCAACGCCGCCAGTTCCAGCTATTCCGTCCATAATCCTGACAGTTTCAAACAATATCGGAGGTGTCCAATGACAGTTACAGTAAAAGTGCTAATCCCTGCAAAACAAGCAGAGAACAGCCAAACCACCCAATACACCGCAACAAATGTCAAAGCAATTATTGACAAGTTCACGGTGACCAATACCAGTGGCAACAATGTGACTTTCAGTTGCAACTTGGTCACTGTGTCTGGTTCAGCAGGGGCATCAAACTTGATTATTGATACGCGAACCATCGTGCCAGATGAGACCTACACTTGCCCCGAGTTAGTGGGTCAAGCATTAGACGTTGGTGGTTTTATATCTACGCTGGCAGGGACGGCAACATCCCTGACCATCCGAGCATCAGGCCGCGAAATTTCATAAGGAGCTAGAAATGAAAGAATTTATGGTTATCCCACGGGGCTTTAATGGCTTGCCGATAGAAGAAGAATTTTTGACCAACGCAGAGAATAAAAAGAACTATGCCGTTGCGGTGGCTGATTGGAACTATGGCCCTGAAATGCCCACCAATGAGCCAGGCGCAAATAAGGAGTTCTATGCAGGGCTGGCAGAGGCGATGCAATGCGATGAAAAAGACGCAAGACGCAAGCATTGCTCAAACTGCGAGTATTACGACAACAGCTTTATGACCCAAGTCAGAATTGAGCGCATCCCAATGGCGGCTTATGACAAGGGCGCAGGGTTTAGGGGTCACTGCGAAAAGCTGAACTTTATCTGCAACGATATGCGGGTTTGTCAGGCTTGGGAAGACAGAGAATATGAGGATTGACCTTTTGTCAATTTGTGCGAAAATCAAGCCGCTGAGTTCTGGCATCCAGCGGCCTGCCCTAATTAGGAGTTGTGGATGACCAATGGACTGCGAGAAAACCTGACCAAGGTTTTTATGCTACCCCAACCAGCCATTGATTGGCTGATGATGGTCTATGACGCAATCCAAGTCTTTGATGACGTAGCAGATGGCGATCAAGTGGCACGAGAAGACCTCAATGCGACCATTTGGAACACACTGGTGGGTATGCACCAGAACACATTTTTTATCGCCAACAGTACTCATTTAACGCCTTTGTTGGCGACAATGATTCTCAAGTGGCAAGCCTCGGATACGGCAGAACGCAATAAACAAGCAGATGCCAAATCTTTTATTTGGCGAGCTGGATATTACGATTTGATTTTAATGACCGTTTCGCTAGTGCATGGGGCTGGATATGCCACAAAATATGGTCATCATGTGATGGCTTTATATGGCGAAACTTTTGAAGATTATATGAAGGAGTTTGGCGATGCCTGATCCAGTAACAGCCCTAGTCGTTGGTGGAAGCCAACTTATCGGAAGTACTATGCAAGCCAGCGCTGCTGGTGAAGCCGCAGGTATCCAAGCAGGTGCGGCAGAAGCAGGCATTGCAGAACAGCGTAGGCAATTTGATGCTTTGCAAGCCTTGTTAAAACCTTACACAGAGGCAGGTGTTCCGGCACTTGAAGCACAGCAAGCATTTCTTGGTTTAAGAGGGCCAGAGGCAGAACGTGCCGCCATTGAGCGTATAAGTGGAAGTGAGCGTTTTCAGGAACTCACACGACAAGGCGAGGAAGCCTTGCTTCAAAGGGCATCTGCAACTGGTGGCTTGCGTGGTGGCAATGTCCAAGCGGCATTGGCTCAGTTTCGCCCACAAGTGCTTAATCAACTGATTGAAGAACAATATGGTCGCTTGGGTGGAATGACAACCTTGGGACAGAGGTCTGCGGCTGGTGTTGGTGCGGCTGGTATGGAAACAGGCACAAATGTTGCCAACTTATTGGCTCAACAAGGCGCTGCCCAAGCTGGTGGTGAGATCGGTCAAGCGAGGGCTTATGGGCAATTATTTAACTTGCCTGGTCAACTGCTTGGTTTCCAATATGGCGCAGGAAAAACTCCAGGACTTGGGTTTTAAGGACTAGAACATGGCAACGATTAACCCTTTAATGCGCCCGATTGATTACACAGTAGATGTGCAAAGCCCATTTGAGTCTGCTTTGGGCGGTTTCAAACTTGGTGCTGGCATTGCTGAAGTTCAAGCGGCACAGCAAGCTAGAGAGAGAGCGCAGACAGCTCAAACTGAACTTGCAAATTTATTTAAAAACCCGAACGCAACAGCAACAGATTATGCTAAAGCCTCTGCATTCTTGCCAAAAGATCAAGCAGAAAGTGTAAGGAAATCTTTTGAAATGCTGACAGCGGAGCAACAACAAACTTCGCTTCGCAATGCAGCACAAGTTTATTCAGCAGTAAAGTCTGGTCAAATTGATATTGCAAAAAATCTGTTGAAAGAACAGGCAGGAGCATTCCGCAATTCAGGTCGTGAGCAAGATGCCAAAGCCGCAGAAACATATTTGCAGATGATTGAACTCAATCCAACAGGTGCTCAAGCAACAGTTGGAGTAATGACTGCTATTCTGCCTGGCGGTAAAGATTTTCTTGAAAATGCTGACAAAGCATTATCAACACAAAGGGCAGAAGCCCTCCAGCCAAGCGCATTAAAAGAAGCTATCGCTAAAGCAGACAAAGCCGTGGCAGATGCCACCGTAGCACAGCAAACAGCCAAAAATGCACCAGAGAGAGCAAAAGCTGATGCAGACAAAGCAGTAGCAGATGCCAACAAAGCCAAAGTGGAGGCGCAGTTTGCAGAACAGCAACAACTTGCAATTCTTGAGAAAAGCAATTGGGATGTTAAAAATCTTAAAAGCCAAATTAGTGATCGTTCAGCACAACTTAATTTAAAAACACAAGAAGTTGCCGCAACTGTTGCTGAGAAATTAGCATCTGTTGGTCAAAAATTAAATGAAGTGCCAGCAGATACAAAGAAACTAATAAATGAATCTGCTGTTGCCGCTGCAACATCTAGACAATCTGCTGGTCAATTTAACGATCTAGCAAAACGCCTTGAAGCCGAGGGTGGTGGTTATGGTGTGTTTTCAAGCGCATCTGATTATCTGAAAAGAGGTGTTGGTTTTCAAGGTGGCATGACACAATTGCGCCAAGAATACACACGACTTAGAAATACAGCGGCAATAAAATCATTACCACCAGGCCCTGCAACTGATAAAGACATTTCGTTGGCATTGCGTGGTTTTCCAAGCGAGACCGCATCAGCCTCAGATTTGTCGAGCTTTTTGCGTGGCATGGCTAAGTTGCAAGACATTGATGCTTCAATCAATAACGCCAAAACAGATTGGCTGACCAATAACAATGGGTCTTTGGCAAGAGCTAAAACTACTTTTGTTGCGGGTGACTATGCGGCAAAAGCAGGTGAAAATTTCAATGATTTTTCATCACGAATTATTGATGATGTAACAAAGAAATATGACCCTAGAACGCAGACATCATTAGTTGAACAAATTCCAACACCTAGAAGCCCGCAACCAATGGCGGCACAAAATAACATTCGATCAGCGGCAGATGCAATTTTGAGTGGAGGTCAATAAATGGCAACCGCAGACGAATACGCAGCATGGATTGTAAGAAACTCGGATAAACGGGGTACGCCTGAGTTTGATACTGTGGCGCAGGCTTATCAAATTGCAAAATCAGAAGAAACCACTGCCCGTACTCGACAGCAACTTGCTCCTGCACCAAAACCGCCAAGCGTGTTAGATCGTATTATTGGTGCTGGTGAAACTGCCTTGACTCTAGGGACAGCCGCCACAGGTGGAACGATAGGCACAATTATCGGCACTGGCAAAGGTCTGACAGAGCAAATTTTATCTGGTGAGTTTGGCACACCACAAGCGGCTCGTGCGGTTGAAAAAGCAGCGGCAGAAGGAGCACAGGCTTTAACTTATCAACCAAGGACAGAAGCAGGCCAAGAAATGGTGCAAGCTACTGGTCAATTTTTGGGTGAAGTTTTACCGCCTGTTTTGCCAACTATTGCAGCACCTACTGCGACCACACAAGCAATTAGAAGTGCCGCCCCAATTACTCAAGCAACAGCCCAGCGTGGTGTGGCTGCGACAACTCAAGCGGCACAAGCAACTGGACAGGCTATTGCAAAGCCCGTACAAGCGGCTACAACAGCCGTTCGTGAGGCTTTGGGTATGGAGACCACACCAACCCCCACAGCGGCTGGTGCAAGGGTTTCTGTTGGTGCGGCAGCAACTCCAGCAGAGTTACAAAGAGTAACGGTTGCTGAACAATTAGGTTTCACAGGCCCTGCTGGATTAACTGCTGGTCAGAGAACAAGGAATTTTGCAGATCTACAGTTTGAAAAAGAGACTGCCAAGTTGGGTGAGGCTGGCGCACCTTTACGTGAACGAGTCAGCAATCAAACAGCAAATTTAATTCAACAATTTGATGCAATGGTTGACCGTACTGAACCAATGCTGGCAGACGCAAGAGACATTGGCAAAGCCGTAGATAAAGCTGTGGTCAATAAGGCTGAAGTTCAGAGAAGAAAAATTCGTGATGCCTATACCAAGGCTAGAGAAGATGGTTCTATGCTTGAGCCAGTTACTCTGAATGAGTTGGCAACAACAGCGGCAGATGTTCAGCGTTTTGAAGGCGTTGCGCCAAATGTTGCACCAATTCGCAAAGAAGCAATTAGGCTTGGTGTATTGGTAGAAGATGCAGATGGCAACTTGATTGCACAAGCCAAATCCATTGACGATACTGAATTGTTAAGGCAATTTGTCAATGAGGCTACCGACTGGACAAACAGACGAGAGTCTTTGATGGCAAGAAAAATCAATTCTGCAATTGATGCCGGAACTGAAGGTAAAGGTGGCGAATCTTACAAGGCCGCCCGTAAACTGCGTCAAGATTTTGCCAATGAGTTTGAAAACGTAGGATTGACAGCAAAACTCCTGTCAACCAAGCGAGGCACTGATGAGCGTGTTATTGCCTTTGATGATGTATTCGACAAAATCATTATCAATGCACCACTTGAAGAAATGAACAAAGTCAGGAAAACTTTGCTCACAGCAGGGACAGAAGGTAAGCAAGCATGGAATGAATTGAAGTCCAATACAATTCGTTACATTATCAATAAATCCTTGTCAACAGCCCAAAGGGATGAACGTGGGCAAGCATTGGTTTCACCTGACAAACTCAACAGCGTCATTCGTTCTTTGGATAGAGAAGGCAAGCTAGAAGGCTTGTATGGCAAAAAGCAAGCCCAGCAAATCCGAGACCTTGGCGAAATAGCCATTGACATCTATACAGCACCACCTGGCGCTATAAATTTTTCAAACACAGCATCAGCTTTGCAAGTTGCTTTAGACTCTGTCATGACTTTTGGTTTAACTGGAATACCAGCACCAGCAGTTACGGCTTTGAGGGAAGCATCGAAATACGTCAAAAATCGTGAAGTCAGAAACAGAGTTCGACAGGCTTTACAACCTTTGGGGAATAGATAAATGTCAACACTATCAGTTCAGCCACCATATCCAGCGTTTGCGGATGCTAGTGGACAGCCGCTTGAGGATGGTTACATTTGGATTGGCACAGTCAACCTGAACCCAATTACAAACCCGATTGTTGCCTATTGGGATTCAGCCCTGACGATCACTGCTGTCCAGCCGATTCGCACCAGTGGTGGTTATCCTGTCTACCAAGGCACACCATCACGCATCTATGTCAGCAGTGATTACTCCATCCAAGTACAGAACAAGAATGGCACGGTGGTCTATACATCGCTGAATGACAATGCTTTTAGTGGTGGTTCAGTGGTTTCTAATGCCACAGGAACAGGCTCGCAAACTATTTTCCCTGTGTCTTCTGTTCCATCAGCCATATATATCAATGGCGTGTATCAGAATCAAAACACTTACTCATTTGCGAATGGTAACGTAACATTCACAGAAGCCCCACCATTCACCTCTATCATTGAATTTGTATTCTGAGGAATAAACCATGCTAAAAACAGTCTCATCAATTACTAATGCCATCGGTGCATTGAATTACAAAGGCACATGGGATGCCAATGCAAACAGTCCTGCGCTGGCCTCCAGCGTGGGAACAAAGGGTGACTATTACGTTGTTAGCACTGCTGGTTCAACCAACCTCAATGGCATCAGTAACTGGGGTGTAGGTGACCTTGCAACCTTTAACGGCTCTGTTTGGCAACGAGTTGAGGGCGGTGCTGATTTGAATGGCGTGAATTTGTCAGTTTCAGGCACAAGCACTCTGTCAGGATTAACAGCATCAACTGCGTTGGCGTTAGATGCTAGTAAAAATATAGTCAGTGTGACCAATACAGGAACTGGTAATAACGTGCTTGCAACAGCACCGACATTAGTAGGTGATGTCACGTTATCAACAGGCAACCTAGTCATCGGCACATCTGGCAAAGGCATCGACTTTTCTGCCACATCAGGCACAGGCACAAGCGAGTTGCTGGCTGACTATGAGGAAGGCACTTGGACGCCAACTCAAGGTTCGTTTACAACATGGACAAGCCCTGTTTTTACTGCAACTTATACAAAAGTTGGAAGGCTTGTAACTTGCGTTCTTCGACAGACTGGTGGGACAATTGGCAGTGCCTCCCCTGCGGGTATGGATGGCCTACCTTTTACGGCATCAGTTTATTCAAGCGGTATTGCAGTTAATGGCTCCGGGCTAGACGTAAGCAGTCTTTTGATCTTTGACAATACTGCATTGCTTTGTACTGCCCCCGGCACACAGACCAATTTAGTTTTATCCTTCACTTACACGGTTTAAACATGGCACTCACAAAAGCAACTTACTCAATGGTTGACGGAGCGCCAGTCAACGTGCTGGATTTTGGTGCTGTTGGTGATGGTGTAGCTGATGACACCGCAGCAATTCAAGCAGCAATTAATTCTCTACCCTCTGGTGGTGGTGCTGTTTACATACCTAGCGGCTTGTATTTGATTGACCCAACGGTGGGTATTAACGTGGTCGCTGGTTTAACTATTTTTGGCGATGGGCGTTACAACACGCAATTTGTTGCAAAGCCAGTTGGCGGCAACATTTTTCAAAGGCAAGTCAATCCATTAGGGCCAAATGTTTACGTTGACAGCGTAACTGTGCGTGAACTAGGCGTTATTTTCCGCCATCCAGCGGTTGCAAACCCAAGCAACTATTACCAAGTTGCATTCCAATTTCGACACGTTACAAGATCGCTGATTGAAGATGTGTACATTGGAAATTACCCAACAGGCGTGTCCGGTGGTTTGCCACAACCTATAAATCAAGACAATTCTCGCCAAGGCTATGCCGTTTCGTTTGGCACATTTGGGGGCGGCAATCCTGCTTATTGTGGTGGAGAAGTAAACACTTGCCGCAGAGTTTTTTGCGCTGGTGTGCGTTATGGTTTTACGCTAGATAACCCTGAATTTATTGCCCCAGGTGATGGGTCGGCATCTTATGCTTGCGTGATTGACAATTCCGAGGTTTCAGCCGCTGAAGTTGGCATTTCGCAATACGGTCAATATGGTGCTGGCACAACATTTAGCAACAACGTAATACAAGCCATTGACCAAATGCCTGGCAGTAGCGCTACTGCGTATTCGTTGCTGATTGAAGGGTATGAAAATTACGTGTTTGGCGGCTACAACGAATCACCATTTACTGATTACGAATTGTTCCTTGGTTCTCAATCAAGGGCAAACCGCATCAACACATGGCTGTCGGATGATGGGCCTTACCAAGACAATGGCACTGGCAACGTCATTGAAAAAATCAGCGGACTCACAAACAAATGGTCATTGAGCATTAACAACCGAAATCTTGTTAACGGCATTGCAAAGGCTTGGGTGACGTTTTATTGGAATGGTTCAGCAATGGTGGTTTTGGCTTCTTACAACGTCAATGGTGTAAACCGAATTGGCGCTGGGGATTACCGTATTGATTTTGGTGTTGGTACGTTTGACGATGCAAACTACACAGCAGCACTTGCTGGCGATGTGGATGCCTCTGGTACGCCTGGCACAATCACCAATTATGCTAACAAATCAACGTCTAACTACCGTATTTTGACCAATAAAATTGGCACTGGCATAGTAGATTTCCAACAAGTTACAGCAACGTTCTGGGGCAACCCATAAGGAGAAATAATGGCACTGAAAAAATCATTTGAAACTGCTGAAGGCTTGACTGCCAATGAAGCATATTTTCGTGTAGAAAACGTAAGCATTGTAAAAAATCAACCAGCTACTATTGCGGTAAATATTTTTGCGTCTGCTGAAAACACAAAGAAGCCAGTACAAGTTAATTGTTATGGCTTTGAGTATTCGCTTGATGGTGAGAATGTCATTAAACAAGCGTACACGCACTTGAAAACTTTGCCAGAATTTGCTGGCGCAACCGACTGCTAAAAGGAAATATCATGTCCCTCGAAAAAGTTATCTCTGTTGATTTAATTGAAGTCATTGAAAACGGCTGCATTCAAGTTCGCACCAAAACCGCTATCAAAGAAGATGGCAAGGAAATCAGTAGCCAATTCCACCGCCATGTTGTCGTGCCTGGCGCTGACTACAGTGCTGAAGATGCCAAAGTGCAAGCCATCGCCGCATCTATCCACACTCCCGCAGTAATTTCTGCCTACCAAGCAGCCCTAGCTGCAAAAGGAGTCTGACATGGCCTCTAATTCACAAATTGCATTTGCACCCCTTGGTCAAACAGTTGTTATCCCAGCTGCTGCTTCTGCCTCTACTGGCGTTCAGGCACTGGTTGATTCACGCTTTGATGGACAAGGCACAGGGCAGTACCGAATCATCAATTCAAGCACCAATACGGTGTTTCTGGGTATAGGCCCAACAGCGGCAATCGCTACGGCAAATGCTGTTGCGCCCACTGCTGGTTCACCTACAGCCGCTATCGTCTTAGCACCTGGTGCTGTTGAGGTCTTGCGCTTCCAGCGTGAGTCATTCTTCAGTGGCTTGGCCTCTAGTGCCTCTACGGTCTATATCGTTCAGGGCGAGGGTATCTAATGCTTGAGGATACCGACACACGGCTGGCGGTTCATGAGGCGGTCTGTGCTGAGAGGTACACCGCCATTGAGAAGTCATTTGCGTCAGGTTCACAGCGCATGACCCGCATTGAGTATTTGCTTTATGTGGTGATTGCGGCTGTGTTGCTCGGGCCAGGCTTTGCTGGCGAGTTGGTCAAAAAAATCATAGGCTTGTGAGCAATGGATGCTTTGGCTTCTTTTGCCACTGTTTCTGTTAACAGGAACTTCAGAAAAAGTCGAATATCGTTGTGTGAGGTGGGCGTGGACAGGTGATGTTTACAACCGGAAGGTTGTTTGCCTTGAATGGGTAAAGGTTGTACGGAAATGATTGACCCCATAACAGCGCTTGCAGGATTACAAAGTGCAATCAGCGTAGTCAAAAAAGCCAGCAAGGTCGCAAATGATCTGGCTGGTTTAGCCCCGTCTATCGCCAAAATGTTTGACGCTAAAAGCGTTGCAACAAAGGCGATGGTTGAAGCCAAGAGGTCAGGGAATAAATCAAACCTTGGTACAGCTCTACAGATCGAGATGGCGCTTGATGAGGCCAAGCGGTTTGAGGCCGAATTGATGCTGTTGTTTCAGGCAACTGGTCGTGCTGATGTATGGAACAAGATTAAACAGCGTCAGCAACAGATGGACATTGAAGATGCTCATTTAGCGAGACAAGCCAAAGAAGAAGAAAAGAAAAGAAAAGAAGAAGAAGAAGAATACATGGCATGGGCGGTCGGTGTTGTTGTGATCGTGATGCTCTTAGGCGCAGTTGGTTGGGGCATTGCTGAAATACAAGATTTCTGTGCCAAGACAAGGTGTGGTCGGTGAATGAGTACCAAAAGCAATTTGATCTATTCCTCAAAGTCTTTGTCAGGCTTTGCATTGCTTGGTGGGTGCTTGGATTTCTCAAGTTTTTGCCTGATGATCTGTCAGACAAGATCGTGAATAAGTTACTTGGAATGATTGGTCTATGAGTGACGAAAAGCCAGCAGACGTATTAAGCAAGGTGCTGTCTTATGTGGATAGCCCATTCAAGCTGTTTGCGCTGATACTCATGGCGGTGTTTGCTTTTGCTGGGTACTTTGTTTGGCAGAACCAATCATTTCTATTTGATGCCTACAAAGAGAACAAGAAACTCCCAACGATTGCAGAGGAAAGAGCAGAAGATGTTGCAGCGCATTTGTTTAAAAACACTGATGCAACAGTCATTGCCATATTCAAAGTAAACCCTTTATTTGGGACAAGGGTTCTGTTTCGTGCCTATACCCGTGAGGGCAGAGACAAAACGCATGATGGTTTGGATGTTGGCTTATTCACTCAGAGTTCAGCCAATAATCGTGATGTGATTGCACTGATGGCGAATGAGATTCCTTGCAGTGAATATACCGTGGCTCAAAGTGAGATCGGGCTTTGGTACATTGAGAAGGGCGTTACCTTTGGATGCCGTGTGAGTGTGCCGCCAGAGCAAGGTCGGTTTGTTGGGCAAATCACTGTTGGTTGGGACAAAGAACCAAACGACTTAAACAAGGCAATTAGTATGTTGCAGATTGCAAGTAATATATTGAGTAAAAGCAAACAGTAAAGGATCACTATGCTGACACTACTTTCAACCCTAATCTCATTCTTGATGGGTGGCCTGCCTAAGATTTTGGAGTTCTTCCAAGATCGGCAAGACAAGAAGCATGAGCTAAACCTTGCCCAGATGCAAATTACCCGTGAACTGGAACTACGAAAAGCTGGGTTTGAGGCACAAGAGCGCATTGAACACATCAAGTCTGAGCAACTGGCTACCGAGAGTGCAGCCAACACCACTCAGGTTCTGATTGGTGCACAACAAGCTGAAATGCAAGCTGTCTATGCCCATGACACAAGTTTGAATGAGGGAACATCCACATGGATGAAAAACCTTAGAGCAAGTGTGCGCCCTGTCATTACTTACGGGTTCTTTTTCCTTTTGCTGTTTATTGACATTGGCCTGTTTGCTTATGGTTGGAATCGTGGTGTGCCGTTCACTGAGTTGGCTGAAATGTTGTGGGATTCTGACACCCAAGCCTTGTTTGCCTCAATCATTGCTTTCCACTTTGGTGGTCGAGCTTTTGGCAAATGAATATCTCAGACAAGTGCTTGCACATGATTCGCCATCACGAGGGCGTGAGGCAAAATCCCTATAAATGTCCGGCAAAGCTGTGGACTGTGGGGGTTGGTCATGTCATGTTTCCAGAGCAAGGCAAACTCAAGATAGACCAGAGGGATGCCTTTGTGCCACCGCCAGAGGCCATGCGAAAACACTCAATGGAGGAAGTCGATGCAATACTTAGGGCAGACCTTGCTCGCTTTGAGAAAGGCGTGGCTACTTATTGTCCTGTGCCTCTTACTCAAGGACAGTTTGACGCACTGGTTTCATTTTCTTTCAATGTAGGGCTTGGCACACTCCAGAGGTCAACCCTGCGCCAAAAGGTACTTAGGGGTGACATGGAGGGCGCTGCCGAGGAACTTCTAAAGTACTGCATGGCTGGCGGCAAAGTTCTCAAAGGCTTACAAAAACGCAGAATTGACGAACGAGCCTTATTTTTGAGTTGAGTTCTGTCGCAAATGTTTGCCTGTCAAACGCATGATCCAACAAGTTTGGCAAATCCATTTGTGTCCCATATCAACCCCACCCTCTGGCGGCTTGGTCTCATCACATTTATTACAAGTTCGTAATCTGTGAACAGGCTGATTGCCGCCTAGTTCGATTGGGTACATTGCCACTCTCTTTCACTTCTGCCTGAGTTGGATTTGACTGTTTTGCCTGTCAATTCAATCAAACCCATCATTTTCATTTCGTTGAGCCGCCTAGCAACCTGATTGCTGTCCAGATTGGTACAGGCTGAGATGCCATCCTTGCCTAGTGGCCCATATGTTTGGAGGCACTCCAAGATTGTCTGATGGTGTTGGGTGGCAGATTCTTTGATTGAATCGGCTGCCTGAAACGATGTTAGGGGATCATTTGCCCTGACTCTTGGGAATTCGGGCATGGCGAAAATTTTCTTAAATGCGTCTTTATAGTCCATGATTTCTCCTTGTTAGGGGCAATGCCCCTGTTACTTAAAATGGGATATCTTCCTCGTCTTTTGGCAATCCCTTGTAATCGTCTTTGGGCTTTGGTTCATTCATGTATGCCCAGCCGTTCCATCCACCATCTATAAGCGGAATCATGTCAAGTTTGAGCATCGGGCCGTTCTTGGTCTCAATAACTGAGCCAATGTTTTGATAGCGGGATTTTTCCACACCATCTTTGTTTTTGTATTTACCTGAAACAATTGTGATTTCGTAAAGTTTAGACATTTTTTAATTCCATAAGTTGAGCAATTTTGATGTCAAGTTCGTTTAAGAATTTGACCACTTCATCTTCCATTTGCTTAATGAACTCGTTATCCCGTGGGACTCGTTTCACAAACAATTGAAGTTCATCGGGTAGGCGATTGTCAAAGCTGACAAAATCACACCACTGCCGCCCTGTGCAAGCCATCTGAAACTGCATCTGGGTGTTGTACTTGCCTGGCACTGATTGGGACAGCAAAGTCTCAATGTGCGTGGCAGTGTTGGGGCATTTAATCTCTAGGAGGCCATCATCACCCACCAAGCCATCAGGAGAAGCACCAGCCATGATGATGGAGGGATGAGGTACAAATCCCACTTCATCAACCAAAACGTCTTTGAGTGCCTCATAAGCGGCTCTGGCAAGGGGTTCTGTGTCTGTGCCGTGTTGCATGGCAGCATTCGTGAAACTCTCACCCTTTTGACCCGTCAGGCGTTCACACACCAGTTGGGCCATGTAGTTGTCACGGGTTGCCGAGTAGCCCGTCTTTGTCTTGGCGATAACGTCAGCTACTCGGGAAGCGGTGACTTTGCCGATTCGGACTTGAAACCAAGATTCCGACCCTTGATCCATCATTTCAATCATTTTTTCATTCCTTTTATGTAAACGCTAAAACTGTCCAATGTGTCCTGACCAAAGGCGGTCATCTTCTGAATTTCTTTTGCCACTTCCTCAAGCACCTGATTGCGCTGTGAGGGCGAGACATAAATATCGTAGTGATATGGCTGACCACTTTTCATTTCTGCTTCATGGGCGATGCGGTCGAATTCATCATCCTCATCTGTTTTCATAATTTAGCCTTTGCTTTGTCTTTGGCTGCAATCACTTTCATCTGCCAAGCCTTGTCACCATCACAAGCGGCATAAGCGATTTTGTAAGCCAGTTTCAGTTCTTCTTGGGTGCTGGCACTTTCAATGGCAGCAAACAAGTCTGTCATGGTGTCAGGCTCAATGGTTGACTCAGGCTCTACACCATCGGGCAAATCTTCACCTGCGTAGATGTACAGGCCAAGACCATGCAAACTGAGTGCTTTGGTCATGCAACGCATGATGGCTGTATTCACTTGGAAAGCATCTGGGTTCACGATGGCTTTGTTGCGGTGATCCATCACCGGAAGCTGGCAAGTCATTGGCTTGTCAAACATGGTTACTGTGACCCATACCATTGCTGTGCCGTTGATATCCATGAAGCACTTGTCACCAAACATTTCAACTTTAAAGGTGGCTTTTGGGTCTGCCTTGAGTGCTTCAGCCCATGCCCATGCCCATGACAGATAAGTCAGATTGGCTTTCTTTTCTGTGTGGTCATTGACATTGGTTTTGAGTAAGTTAGCGATGCTCATGATTGTTCCTGTGAAAGTTCGATTTGCAGTTGTTTAAGTTCTTCAGCAGTCGTGTTGATTAAGTAACAGAGGCTGCGAATCTTGCCCTGAAGCATCCCGACTTGGTAAGCCAGGCGATCCCTTGGGTCTTGTCCCTCATAGATGCTGGCGGCATTTTGTGCCACTTCATTGATGATGTAGTCTGCGTTCATGATTCTTCCTTTAAATAAGCTGATAGGCGTTTGATTCGGTCTTGGTGGTACTCAGCCATGCGCTTTGCGTATTCTTGGGCGCTAAGAGCCTCTAACAGCTTGCGCTGTGCCATTTCAAGTTCTTTGGCAGCCAGTTCTTTTGGTGATGGCAGTCTGAAATAATTTTTGAGTTGGTCAATCATGATTAGCCCCTCCATGCGAGCATTACGCCCCAGCCACCAAAGATGATGATGGCAAGAGTCCATTCAACCAAAGTTGTGATGATCTTAGATTTCATTTTGTTCTTTCAGCATACGAGCGTGGTGAATCTTGGCCTCAGACACAATGCGTTCAAATTCGGATGAGGGCAGATCGCAAGAAATGTCATCACCCTTTTCGCTAAAGACAAATACATCGTAGATTTCTGCTGAGTTGTGGTCATGGGGAAGATTAAATTCTTCTGGGTAGTAGTCATAACCGACCTTAACTTTCTCAAGGGTTGTGCCATCGTCATAAGTGACGAATTCATCAAAGTGGTATTGGAGTTTGTAGTCAATCATGGCGCATCCTTAAACATCAAATGATTTAAGCAATTTATATTGTTGGATTGCTTGATGTTTCATGTCTTTAGAAACATTGCGAAACCATGACTTTGTGCCATCCCAAGCCATACCTTGCAATCTGCGTTCCTCAGTAACTGTTACAGATTGATAATTTATGTGTTTGACTGTATTGACATGAACGCAAAATTTTCTTTTTGCAATCCAAAAGATTTCTAATCCATCTTGCATTTGATTTCTCCTAAATAGACCCCGAGAAGTTCAGGGCATGGCGCAAGTGTACACCAAACTAAACACACAACAAGGTTCTTTTATTAGGACTTTCCCTAATGTTGTATTTATGCAAATGCTTAAATGTTTATTTTGCTATACTTGCCAAATGGACAAACAAAAAGCTATCACATTGGCTGGCTCACAGAGTGAGCTTGCTCGCATCTTGGGCATCACCAGGGCAGCAGTACACAATTGGAAGATGATCCCAACGGGGCGTTTGTATCAATTGATGATCCTAAAACCTGAGTGGTTTGACAAATAGGAAAAGTATGTATAATCCAAATCGTCTGAGTGGCATCAGGCGAACGAAACCAATTGCGAACCCCATAGATTTCTGTGCGGTCTTGCCTGACAACAGGCGAACTTTTGATTGGTTTCAATCGTTTGTTGTTGCTCTCGCCAAGAGCCAAGACCGCAGAGTGATTTATGGGGTTTTTTGCTTTTTGGCTGACCGTCAGGGCGCGTTAGCAAATGGTCTGCATGGACTGAACCCAAGAAACACCGACAACAGGACACACCCCCTGACTTGCCGACCAGCGTTGGTTAAGCGACTGGTAAAGGATTGGGTACAACGGTGGAACAAGGCCCAATCTATAAGTGAATTGACCCGTCAAGCGCACTTGGTCGCTTTTGTTTTTAGTTAGCTGAATTAAGATGAATTATGGAAAACAAATCGATGGAGAAAGGTGGTATATCCACCCTTGGAGAACCTATGCCTAAAGAAAAAACAATGGATTTATTTGGGTTTGAACAACCTCAAAAGCATTTTTTAACTGATGAAGGTTTTGAAGAATTTTGGGTGGCTTATCCCAAATGTGAACGCAAAGGCGAAAAAGCTGCTTGCAAGAAAAAATGGGTTGAATCCTATTACTTCAGTCAAAAGCACATCATCCTTAAACACGTTCAATGGATGGCAACCACAGCCGCCTGGTTGAAAGACAACGGGGCATTTATTCCCGCCCCCAAGGTCTATCTCAACCAACAACGATGGGATGGCGCTGAAGTGCCTGAAATCAAGCTGAAACCCACAATTGACCCCGCTTTGGCAAAGATTCAAGCTGACCACAAAAAGGCTGCACCGATGCCAGATCACATCCGAGCCAAACTTGCAGAACTAAGGAAATAAAAATGCCAATTTATTTACCCGCAGAATACGAAACAACAGTTGCTGGTACAGGCGATGGTTTTGTAAGTTTTACGCAAAAAAGATTAGATGGTGAAGAAATGGTTATGTTCTTGTCACTCCATCAATTTGAAACAATTTTTAACCATGAAAAAACAATTGTTCGTGAAGCATTAAGCGGAAAGGAAGGCAATGAATGAGTTGGCTCTTTTCGCAGGCGCTGGTGGAGGAATACTTGGTGGACACCTCCTTGGTTGGAGAACAGTCTGTGCAGTCGAATGGGAAGCCTACCCAGCAAGCGTACTGTGCGCCCGACAAAATGACGGGTTTCTCCCGCCTTTCCCGATTTGGGATGACGTACAAACCTTTGACGGAAAACCTTGGAGACAAATTGTTGATGTTGTATCTGGAGGATTTCCATGCCAAGACATCTCTGCCGCTGGGGGGGGGGGGGGGAGCGATGGAGAAAGAAGCGGAATGTGGCGCGAAATGGCGAGGATCATTTGTGAAGTACGACCCAGATTTGTCTTTGTGGAAAACTCACCAATGCTCACTTCTAGGGGACTTGGAAGAGTTCTTGGAAATTTGGCCTCAATGGGGTTTGATGCGAGATGGGGAGTGTTGGGAGCAGCGGATGTTGGAGCAAACCATCAGAGGGACAGAATTTGGATTGTCGGAAAACAAGTGGGCAACACCTACGACAATGGACAAACTACCTCCAAAATCTGCAAAAGCATTGCACAAAGAAGCGACTCAAGCTCGACCTGGCAGAAGCAAACCAGCGAATTTAAGGGATCAAGTGAGCAATATGCAGAATTGGCCGACTCCACTCAGCACAGAATACAGAGCAAATCGTGTGAGACGGGAAAATCATCACAATGGTCTTACTCAAGCAGTATTGGCGACTCAAGATGGTGGTCAATTGAACCAAATGTGGGTCGAGTGGCTTATGGGCTGGCCGATAGGGTGGACAGACTTAAAGCCATTGGAAATGGACAAGTCCCCCTTTGTGCCGCAACAGCTTGGAGAATCCTAAGTGAATCACTATGAAGCAAACAGAATTCTTGATCGGGTCAGAGAAGGCCAACAATTTAGCGAGTTTGTCATCCTCAGAGCGCTTGAACTTACAGGAGACTATGAGACACACCGAAGCAACCGAGTGGATCAGACGTTATCGCAAGAAAGCCTTGGAGGAAGGCAGGGGAGAAGCCCAATACTGGTGGCAACAGACCCTAGCGGATATTGCCAAGAGGCGAGGCCAAGCGGCTGCTGATGACTTAAAAAAACGCATGAATGAACAGAAAGACAAAAAATGATGCAGATCATGTTTGCGATTTACGGTGAGCCAGTTGCCAAGGGCAGACCAAGGTTTTCCACAAGGGGAAAGTTCCCTGTTGCGTACACACCTGAAAAGACCAAGAACTATGAATCCGATGTTGGGATGATGGCAAAGGCGGCAATGGGGTCATCAAACCCGCTAGAAGGGGCTTTGGAGGCGTTTATTTATGTGACCTTTCCTGTTCCCGCCTCATACTCAAAAAAACGCACTGAGGCTTGTTTAATCGATTCTGAGAAACACACCAAAAAGCCCGACTTGGACAATGTGATTAAGTCTGTGATCGATGGCATGGACAAGATTGTGTTTGAGAACGACTCCCAAATCACATCTATCCATGCCACCAAGGTTTATGGTGAAGTTCCAAAAGTTGAAGTAATTGTGAGGCAAGCATGAATAATCCATTTGAAATTACCAGCCCAACTTGCATTAGTTTTTCTGGCGGCAGAACAAGTGCATATATGTTGCATAAAGTATTACAAAACGGGGGGGGCAACTGCCAAACCAAGCAATTGTCTGTTTTGCCAACACTGGCAAGGAAGATGAGGCCACTTTGAGATTTGTGCAAGATTGTTCAGAACATTGGAATGTTCCCATTGTTTGGTTGGAATATCAATGGGCAGAAAAGCCTAGTGATCGTTTTAAGGTTGTTACTTTTGAAACGGCATCAAGGAATGGAGAACCATTTGCAGAGTCGATTTGGCAGAATGGAAAACCTTATCTTCCAAACTCTATTCAAAGGATTTGTACTGTCAATACAAAAATCAAACCAATAAATTCTTACTTACAGTCTATTGATTTTGTAGATTTTGAGACTGCTGTTGGAATTAGAGCTGACGAACAGTATAGAGCTGCCAAAATGAAGGATAAGTGGACTCCATTAGTCTATGCAGGGGTTACAAAACAAGATGTTCTAAGTTTTTGGGAAACAAACTCATTTGATCTTGGATTGCCAACAAATGGATTCTATTCAAACTGTGACTTATGTTTTATGAAGCCTGTTGCGCAAATAGCAAGCATGATTCAAGAAAAGCCAGAACGTGCAATTTGGTGGGCAAAACAAGAGGAATTAGCTGGTGGTCGTTTTAGTAAGGATAGGCCAACTTATTCAGCAATGATGGAATTTACAAAGAATCAAGCAGATATGTTTGATCCAAATGAAGAAGCAATTCCTTGTTTTTGTGGAGATTAAATGATCGTCACCCTACACAACAGCCAACAAGCCCACACAGTCCTGAAAGACTTATGGCCCAAGATTAAAGAAACCTTACAAGCGGGGAAACAACTTCGCTTAGAGGTCAAAAAAGCCACCCGCAGCACAGATCAGAAC